ACGGCTTGACGATGGTGCCCTTTGGACAGGGCTTCAAAGATATGTCCGCCCCGACAAAAGAGTTCTACAAGCTGATGATGGAAGGAAAGATCATCCACGGTGGCAATCCGGTCCTACGCTGGATGGCCCTGAACGTGGTAGTAGATCGGGATGCTGCCGATAACATCAAACCGACGAAGGCGAAGTCACCGGAAAAGATCGACGGTATCGTTGCATCGATTATGGCGCTGGATCGCTGTATTCGGCAGGAACAAGCAGAGAGTGTTTATGACAGCCGAGGGCTGATCACATTTTGATGGAGGAAGGATCGATGGGATTTAAGGATTTATTTCACAGAAAGAAGGCGAGAGCGGATCCAAAGGATGCAACATCCGGCAGTGTCTACCGCGCTTACTACGGGCACACCTCATCCGGCAAAACTGTGACAGAGCGAAGCTCGATGCAGGTGACTGCCGTGTATGCCTGTGTCCGGGTGCTTGCAGAGGCCGTGGCAAGCATGCCCTTACACCTCTACAAAGAGGAGAACGGCAGCAAGGTAAAAGCAACAGATCATCCGCTGTACTTTCTTCTTCACAGTGAGCCGAATGAGGAGATGACGGCCTACACCTTCTGGGAGACGCTCCTCACACACCTTCTCCTGTGGGGTAATGCCTATGTGCAGATCATCCGGAATGGAAAGGGTGAGATCACAGCACTGTATCCTCTGATGCCAAACCGCATGACGGTGGACCGCGACGAGAACGGACACATCTATTATCAGTATCTCTGGTCCAAGGGATCAGATGCGCCGACCATGAAGGAGACGATCGTGAAGTTGTCTCCCCATGAGGTGATGCAGATTCCGGGGCTTGGATTTGACGGCCTTGTGGGATACAGCCCGATTGCGATGGCAAAAAACAGCATCGGTCTTTCGATGGCCTGTGAGGAATATGGCTCTAAGTTCTTCGAGAACGGAGCCGCGCCATCCGGTGTTCTCGAGCATCCCGGTATCCTGAAGGATCCGGAGAAAGTGAGAGATAGCTGGCAGGCAGCCTTTGGCGGCAGCCAGAATGCCGGGAAGGTGGCAGTCCTCGAAGAGGGCATGAAGTATTCGCCGATCTCCATCAATCCACAGGAGGCGCAGTTCCTGGATACCCGAAAGTTCCAGATCGATGAGATTGCCAGGATCTTCCGGGTGCCGCCGCACATGATTGGAGATCTTGAACATGCGACTTTTTCTAACATTGAAGAACAGTCGCTGGAATTTGTGACCTACAGTCTGCAGCCGTGGCTTGCCAGAATCGAGTCTGCGATCTCAAGGTCGCTTCTTACCCCGGACGAGAAGAAGATCTACTATGCGCGTTTCAACGTGGATGGTCTTCTTCGCGGCAACTATGAGAGCCGCATGCAGGGCTATGCGACTGGCATCAGTAACGGCTTTTTGTGTGTGAACGATGTCCGGCGCTTAGAGAACATGGACCTCGTGCCCGACGAAGAGGGCGGGAACCTGTTTCTTGTAAACGGAACCATGACGCCTCTTCGGAGTGCTGGCGCAGCCTACCAGAGCGATTCTGGAAGTAGTGATCCGCCGGAGCAGGATGAGCCCGATGAAGAACCTGAGGAAGATACCGAAAACAAAAAGCCCCTAAGAAGGGGAAGGAGGAACACATGAACAAGTTTTGGAAGTGGGTGTGGAACAAGGCACCAGATGGAGAAGATCCGGATCTTGCAGCACGCACGCTGTTTTTGAACGGAACCATTGCTTCGGAGAGTTGGTTTGACGATGACGTCACGCCAGCTCTTTTTAAGTCTGACCTTGATTCCGGGAAAGGACCGATCACGGTCTGGATTAACTCTCCGGGCGGTGATGTCTGGGCGGCGGCACAGATCTACAACATGCTCCTGTCCTATGACGGAAAGGTCACTGTGAAGATCGACGGCCTTGCAGCATCGGCAGCTTCGGTCGTTGCGATGGCAGGCGATGAGGTGCTGGTAAGCCCAGTCTCCATGTTGATGATTCACAACCCGTCCACGATAGCGGTGGGGGATAAGGACGATCTTGCGCAGGCCATCTCGATGCTCGATTCCGTGAAGGATTCGATCCTGAATGCCTACGTCAAGAAGACCGGACTTTCCAAGAACAAGCTCAGTAAGCTCATGGACGATGAGACCTGGATGGATGCGAGCAAGGCCGTGGAGCTTGGCTTTGCAGACCGTGTGATGGAGAGACCGGATCTTTATCGCAGGGAGCAGGAAGAGAAACCGGAAGAGGACGATCCTGCCAAGGAGAATCTGGAGGAATCTGAAGAGAAAACCGAGCAAGCACCAGATGGTCCCAAGAAGAACAAGGATCTGCTTGCTGCGGGTTTTCTTTATTCCAGCCGTCAGATGGCGGCTGCCTTCACCAACAAGGTGAAGGAACACTACAAGGTTAAAAACAAGGCACAGGATGGTCCTGATGCCGAAAGCAAAGCAGAGGAAGGCCGGAGCGTGGATGCTCTGATGGATCGCCTGAATCTGCTGCGCACGATGATGTGAGGAGGAGAACACAATGAACGTACAGGATTTGATTGCAAAGAGAGCAAGAGCATGGGAGGCAGCAAAGGCCTTCCTCGAAGCACACAGGGGAGAGAACGGCGTCCTTTCTGCCGCAGATGGAGAAACCTATGACCGCATGGAAAAGGAGATCACAGATCTCACCAAGGAGATCGACCGTCTGAATCGCCAGGCTGCTATTGAGGCACAGCTGAGTCAGCCGACTTCTTCTCCTCTTTCCAACATGCCTTCCGCAGGCAGTGAGAAGCCGAAGAAGCAGGGACGCGCTTCCGATCAGTATGCAAAAGATATGCTGACCGCCATGCGCACGAACTTCCATCAGGTTTCCGACATCCTGCAGGAGGGTGTGGATGCCGATGGCGGATACCTCGTTCCGGAGGAGTGGGACAGCCGTCTCATCGATGTCCTGAATGAAGAGAACATCATGCGGGGCCTTGCAACCCACATCACCACTTCCGGCGAGCACAAGATCAACATCGCGGGAGCCAAGCCGACGGCGGCATGGATCGAAGAGGGTGGAGCACTGCAGTTCACCGACGCGAAGTTCGGACAGAAGATCATGGATGCGCATAAGCTCCATGTGGCGGTGAAGGTCACCGAGGAGCTTCTCTATGACTCCATGTTTGACCTTGCCAGCTACATCACCACCCAGTTCGGAATCGCCATCGCCAATGCCGAGGAGGATGCCTTCCTGAACGGCGATGGGAAGGGAAAGCCCACCGGTCTCTTTGATGAGACAAATGGCGGTACGGTCGCAAAGACTCTCACCGGCACGAAGCTTGGCACCGACGATGTGCTGGATCTGGTCTATGCGCTGAAGCGTCCGTACCGGAAGAAGGCATCGTTCATCATGAACGACCAGACCCTTGCAGCTCTCCGGAAGCTCAAGGACAACAACGGCGCCTACATCTGGCAGCCGTCCTATCAGGCAGGAGAGCCGGACAGACTTCTTGGCTATGCGGTTCACACCAGCGCGTTTGCACCGGAGCTTGCCGCCGGGAAGCCTGTGATGGCCTTTGGCGACTACAGCTACTACAACATCGGCGATCGCGGCAGTCGTTCCATGCAGGAGCTTCGTGAGCTCTTTGCCGGAAATGGCATGATCGGCTATGTTGCCAAGGAGCGTGTCGATGGCCTTCTGGTTCTTCCGGAAGCCGTGCAGATCATGAAGGCAGGAGCATCTGCCTGATCTGCAGAAGTAATTCAGAAATGATGGAGGCTCAGAGTGTCAAAGCTCTGGGCTTTCTTTCTAATTTGAAGGGAGGACAGGATGATCACGCTGGAAGAAGCAAAGAAATATCTCCGGGTCGATTCTGGTGACGAAGATGACATCATTCAGCAGGAATTGGATGCCGCTGAGAACTTAGTTGCTGCCGTTCTCCGGAAAGACAGCCTCGATGACGAGAGCAGCCCGATCACAGTTGTGGCAGTCCTTTATGCCCTTGCCTATCTTAACGAACACCGGGAGGAAGCCGATCATCACGCCCTGACCATCACACTTCGAAACCTCCTCTTTGGAGAACGGGATGCCAGGTTCTGATGGAGGTGCGGGATGAATATCGCAGCAATGAATGTAAGGCTTACGATCCAGAAGAATGAGGTCATCAAAGACAAGTATGGCAATCACACCAACGCCTGGACAGACTTCTACACCTGCTGGGCGACACCGGTACAGAGTGGAGGATCCGAAAAACTGGAAGCCGGAACGACGACTAGCACCGATGCCATCGACTTTACCGTCCGGTATGCAAAGTGTCTCGATGGCTTGGATTCTACGAAGATTCGGGTCCGGCTGGGAAATGCGATCTACAACGTGACCGCCATTGACCCGATGGGATTTAAGAAACGGAGCCTGAAGTTTAAGTGTGAGAAGGTGAAGCGATGAAGGTGAAAGTAGATGATCTAGCGGCGACGGTGGAAAAGACCCTCTCGGACTACGCGGAGGATGTGAACGACATCGTAAGGCAGGAGATTAAAGATGCCGGGAAAGAAGCTGTAAAAGAGCTGAAGGAGAAATCGCCAAAGCGCACCGGAAAGTACGCAAAAGGATGGCGATCTACCGTCCAGAAGGAGACGGCGGTTGGCGCAGAAGTGGTTGTTCACAATAAGATCTATGGACTGACACACCTCTTGGAGAAAGGCCATGCCAAGCGTGGAGGCGGAAGGGTTGCGGGCATCCCGCACATCGCTCCGGTCGAAGAAGAGATCACCGGGAAGCTGTCAGGTGAGATTGAGAAGGAATTAAAGGGCTGAGGATGGGAGGAAGCAATGGACAAGATCATACAGATTCTGGAGGAGCTGGAGAAGCAGGGCATCCCTTATGCCTACGATCAATTTGCAGAAGGGGAAGGGCCGGATCCACCCTTCCTCTGTTTCCGCTGTCCGAACAGCGACAACTTCGCTGCGGACGGAACCGTGTATTTCCCGATCACAGAGATCGACATTGAGCTCTACACGGATCGTAAGGATCCGGAGATAGAAAAGAAACTGGAAGATCAGCTGATCCAAAGCGGGATCTTCTTTGAAAAGACAGAGACCTGGATAGATTCTGAGAAGCTCTACGAGGTCCTGTATTCATTTGAACAGGAGGCCTGAAATGGCAAGTAAAAAGAACAAGGTCAAGTACAACCTGAAAAACGTACATTATGCCATCGCAACGATCGCAGAGGATGGAACCGCCACCTTTGCGGATCCGATTGCATGGCCGGGTGCGGTATCTCTCTCGCTGGATGCACAGGGAGACCAGACGATCTTCTGGGCAGACGGCGTGCAGTATTTTGTCACCAATGCGAACAGCGGCTACAACGGTGACTTCGAGTCTGCGATGGTACCGGAGGATTTCCGGGAGAACGTGCTCGGCGAGATCAAGGACGGAAACGGGGTACTGGTTGAAGATGCGGATGCCCAGCCCATTCACTTTGCCCTTCTCTTTGAGTTTGACGGCGATGTGAATGAGATCCGCCACGTCATGTATAACTGCACGGCATCGAGACCTTCCGTGGCATCCAGCACCAAGGAGGATTCCATCGAGGTACAGACCGAGAGCCTTACGATCAACGCGACATCGATCAAGGATGCGACGCTTGGGAAGAACATCGTGAAGGCGCGCTCCAGTGCAGATACCACCGATGCCACCTACCAGAACTGGTACAGTAAGGTCTATACGCCTGCTGCAGGGAAAGCATCTGGAGGTTCTTCTGCGTCTGGCGGTAGTACTACACCGTCGACAACGACAAGTTCCAGCAAGTGATAAGGAGGAGCAAACATGTATCAGGAAATTTCCCTCCGGCTCAATGATGGGTCGGAGCAGAAGTTCCCGTTTCTCGCAACGGGGACCACAGCGTATCGCTTTAAGCAGGTGTTCCACCAGGATCTTATGATCCTCTTAAACAAGATGGAGAACAGCGAGGATGACCAGACGGATATGACCGTCGGCGACAAGCTGGCCTTTATCATGAACGCGCAGGCAGAAAAGCGTGACATGAACCAGCTGAACGAGGACGCCTTCCTCGAATGGGCGGATCAGTTCGACGGGGCAGAGCTCTTTCTTCACATGCAGGAGTTCGTTACGCTCTATCTTGGATCGCGGAGGACAAGCTCCAAGCCAAAAAAAGAAGCCGCCCAACGGAGCGGGAAGTAAACACGGCAGTGTTTCTCCTGAGGGCGAAGCAGATGGGGCTGACGCTGTCTGAGCTGGATGAACTGGATGAGGGGACTGTGATGGATATGATCATTGAGTCCGGGAATGACTTCTGCGACGATGAGTACCGGCAGGTGGCGACACAGGAGGACTTCGATTCGTTTTAATTCGCATCGGTGATGAGCCGGTGTTTTTTCATGCCATGAAGGAAGGAGTAGGCTATGGCAGATCGCATTAAAGGAATCACAATCGAGCTGGACGGCGATACGACCAAGCTCTCCAATGCCCTGAAAGGTGTGAACAAGGAGATCCGGGATACTCAGAGTAACCTGAAGGACGTGAACAAGCTCCTGAAGATGGATCCGGGCAATGCCGATCTTCTGGCACAGAAGCAGAAGTACCTGACCGAAGCCATCGATGCGACAAAGAAAAAGCTTTCCGAGGAGAAGGAAGCTCTCGCCCAGCTAAAGGCTGGTCCTCAGACTGAGGAGACACAAAAACAGCAGGAAGCACTGACCCGGGAGATCGAGGCGACCAAGCAGTCCCTCGAAGGACTCGAGGACGAGTATAAGAAGTTTGGCTCTGTTGCAGGGCAAGAACTTCAGGTTGCCGGGGACAAGATGAAAGAAGTCGGCGGCAAGATCAGTGATGTCGGTGAAGGACTCACTAAAGGCATCACGGTTCCAGTCGCTGCAGTCGGTGCTGCCTCGGTTGCCGCTTGGAAGGAAGTCGATGAAGCGCTCGATACCGTGACGCAGAAGACAGGCGCAAGCGGTGCAGCTCTTGAGGATATGCAGAAGCGTGCCAAGTCGATCGCGGAGACGATTCCGACAGACTTTCAGACTGCCGGAGATGCCGTCGGTGAGGTGAACACGAGGTTTGGTCTGACGGGGGATGCCTTGGAGGATCTCTCTAAGAAGTTCGTAGAGTTTGCATCGCTCAACAGTACAGACGTCAGTACTTCCGTTGATAACGTATCTTCTGTCCTCAATGCCTTCGGTCAGTCGTCCGATGATGCCGGGAACCTCCTCGATGCTTTGAATCAGGTCGGTCAGGCAACCGGAGTGTCGATGGATACGCTCTCGCAGGACCTTTCTAAAAATGCCGCACAGTTCCAGTCGATGGGGCTTTCTGCAGAACAGGCGGCTGGCTTCATGGGCGCGGTGGAGATGTCCGGTCTTGATACTTCGACGATGCTCACCGGCCTTACCAAGGCGCAGAAGGTTGCAACAAAGAATGGACAGTCCTTAAGCGATGCTCTGAAGGATTTCTCCAAAACCATGAACAGCAATGCCTCCGATACCGAGAAGCTGCAGGCGGCCTACGATCTCTTTGGCTCCCGTGCCGGTGGCGCGATCTACAATGCGGTGCAGACGGGGAAGCTCTCCTTAAGCGACCTCTCTACCACGCTAGGAGATTATGCGGGATCGGTGGAGAGTACGTTCAATGAAACTCTGGATCCGCTCGACCAGATGACAGTTGTGATGAACAACTTAAAAGACCTCGGCGCGGAGATCGTAGATGCGTCGGCACCGATGATCACGGAAGCGATGACCCAGATCAAAGATGTGGTGACAACTCTCAAAAGTGCATGGGATGGTCTGTCCCCGGGAATGCAGGAGGCAATCGTCAAAGCTGCACTCATTGCTGCCGCTGTCGGCCCGGTCGTCGTCGGAGTTGGCAAGGTTGTCACCGCTGTGGGTTCCGTCACAAGTGTGGTCGGAAAGCTGGTCGGTTTTCTTTCCACAACGGCGATCCCGGCGATCACAGCAGTTTCCGTTCCGATTCTTCCGATCATTGGAATCATCGCGGCGGTGGTAGCTGCCGTAGTTGCGGTGATTGAGATTGTGAAGCACTGGGGAGAAATCTCCGAGTGGTTTGGCGGTGTCTGGTCTACCGTTTGCTCTGGTGTACAGAGGATTGGTGAAGGCCTCGGCGACTTCTTTTCCGGACTCTGGGATGGAATCAAGACTGTGACGGAGACTGTGTGGAATGGGATCAGCAGCTTCTTCACAGGACTTTGGGACGGGATCAGTACGACAGCTACCACGGTCTTCACTGGCATTTCAGATTTTCTCGGAAATACCTGGACGACCATCAGCTCCGTTGCCTCCACCACATGGGGCGGTATTACATCCACTCTATCTGGTGTGTGGGACGGGATCAAGACGACAGCAGGCACGACCTTTGACAACATCAAAACCACGATCGGTACCGCGTGGGATACTGTAAAGACGAACACCGGGAATGCATGGGATGCGATTCAGTCATCCATCGATCAGCACGGAGGCGGGATCAAGGGCATCATCGGAACGGCTGTGGATGCTTACAAGTCGATCTGGGAGGCAGGCTTTACTACCATCAACAATCTCACAGGCGGCAAGCTTGGCGATGCGCTTTCTTCCGCACAGGGGAAACTTGGTGAGATCAAGGGAGCTTTCTCCTCCATGATCGAGAATGCCAAGAGCATTGTAAGCGGTGGCCTAAGCAGGATCAGCGGATTCTTCTCCGGCTGCCATCTGGAGCTTCCACACATCAAGCTCCCACACTTCTCGATCAGCGGAAAGCTCTCCATTGATCCGCCTTCGGTTCCGCACCTGTCGGTTAGCTGGTACCGGAAGGCTATGGACGACGCCTACCTCTTAAACAGCCCGACGATCTTCGGCGCTGCAGGTGGAAGACTCCTTGGAGGCGGTGAAGCCGGACAGGAAGCTGTGGTTGGTACGGATAAGCTTGTGGATATCGTGAAGAGTGCCCTCGCAGGAGTAGGTGGCGGTGACATCATTATCCCTGTCTACATCGGACAAGAGCGGATTGATGAGATCGTCGTCCGGGCGACCCAGCGGAGCAACTATCGGTCAGGAGGTCGATGATGCATGTTAAGTGATTACCCAATCTACTTTGATGACGTAAAACTCTTCACACCGGAAAGCTGGGAGGAGAGCTACGCTGTCGTTGAGAGTACCAATCAGACCGAGGCAGGAACGGATCAGGTCATTGTCACCAGGTATGACAAGCTGTCCGTCTCTGCCTCTTTTCTGTGTTCGAGTCGGTGGGCAGCAGCCTTTGCCACGTTCCGGGATAAGGATTCGATACAGGTAAGGCTCTATGACCTGAAGACACAGGGCTACAAGATAAGAACCATGCGGATGCGGAACTTCAAGACCGGACCGGAAAAGAATTCAGAGAAGACGAGAGAAACAAATGGGCTCTATACCGTAAGCTTCGATCTGGAAGAGTTCTAAGAGAGTGTGATGAGACAGTGGGAAAGGAGGGCTGTGGAATGTACAGCGTAAGTGATGCATATAGGGCTGCCATGAAGCAGCCGGTGCAGAGATTCCGGATGACTGGAAAAGTCGGGAGGGTGTCCTTTACGGATGACAACATCCTATCCGGATCCTTCTCCATCACGAACCAGTGCTCGGATGATTCTTCCGTTCAGATCGGACAGGTCTACATCGGGGAACTGGATGTGACGCTCATGAACCTGCAGATTCCTCGGTATAGCTGGAAGGACCAGGAGATCGCACCGGCTTTCGGAATGCGGCTTGCAGACGGAAGCTTCGAGGATGTCCCGCTTGGTGTATTTACGATTGATTCCGCAAAGCATACCGCTTCCGGTGTGGTGATCAAAGCCTACGATCACATGGCAAAGTTCGATAAGAACTGCTCCGTCACGTCCATCAACGGTACCGCCTACAACCTGATGCTGACAGCCTGTACGGCTTGTGGCCTCTCTCTTGGAACTACCAGTGAAGCGTTCGCGGCAATGGCAAACGGCTCGGATGAGCTTTCCCTTTATAGTGAATCCGATATCGAAACCTGGCGGGATTTTGTTTCGTGGGTGGCTGCCTCGATTGCCGCCAATGTCTATGCCGGACGGGATGGGAAGATCTATGTACGTGCCTACGATCAGTCTGCGGTGGATGAGATCGATACCGAGCATCGGTTTACCGGATGTGAGTTCTCCGATTTCTCAACCAGATACACCGGTCTCTCCGTTGTGAATATCGATGCGAAGAGCACATCCTACTATGCCCTTGATACGGATGACGGCCTTACCTACAACATCGGCTCGGATCCCTTCCTCCAGTATGGTGTGAAGGAGAAAAAGGACGCACAGAGAAGGGCAATCCTCACCGCACTTTCGAAGGTTGACTACGTGCCGTTTAAGGCGGAGCTCATCGGAAATCCCGCCTATGATCTCATGGACGTGTTCCGCTTTACCGACGGCCTTGCCGACAAGGACAAGCTCTTCTGCATGACAAAGTTCACGTTCCAGTACAACAAGTCCTTCACGATGCAGGGCGTGGGGCAGGGCCCGGCGCTGGCATCGGCAAAGTCTAAGACGGACAAGAACCTGCAGGGCATCCTGTCCTCCAATGAGAATCAGGACTATATTCGCTACTACGATTACCAGAACGCCGCTGATTACGACATCGCGGATACAGCAAAAGCCAAGATCATTGATATCCGCTATGTCACGGTGAAGGATACCCACATCGACTTCCACGCGGAGATCAAGCTGACGCTCGACACGACAGAGACAGAAGCGGAAGAAATAATATCGGATACCGATGCGTTGATGGTCGTTACATACTACCTGAACGGGGAGGAGGTCAAGGATTATGTCCCGGTGGAAATGCTGCCAGATGGGACGCACCTTTTGCATCTTCTCTTCACCTGGAACAGCACGGCAAACCTTACCGGGAACTTTGAAGTTTGGCTCTCAATGGCCGGTGGCAGCTGCCACATCGCACGTGGAGATGCAAGAGCTTACATGGCAGGACAGGGACTCGCAGGAAGCGGCGCTTGGGACGGCACCATTTCCGTTTACGATACGGTTCCGGAGATGAACCTGTTTCCGGTGTATCGCAGTTTTGATGCCTCAGTAACCGTTGGCCTGCTTTCGCCTGAAACTGCAGGTTATTCCGACATCGTTCCATCCATGCAGTTATCCAGTGTGCTGCAGCCGATCGCTGGGGCTATCGGTACGGTGAAGTTCCTGCACCGGTTTGATACGGAGCATCTCGATACCGTCAACTACAGCAACGATGAGATTGAGGTGAAGGATGGAGCATGGAAGTTAAAAGATGGTGTGACCATAGCGGAACTTGTGACAAAGGATTGTGAAGCAGATCAGATCCTTTCCGTTACTTCGAACTGCGACAGCAATAACGTAAACTTCCTCGCCTCCTTCGATCACGGCAGTACCTGGTGGGAATATGCCAATGGCTGGATCACGCCGGACACCACAAAGGAATCCTATGGCATGTTTGCTCCGGCAATGAAGGAGATCACCAAAAAGCAGTGGGCAGAAAAGCTCAATGGCTCCATTCAGCTGAAGGCAATCATCCACGAGAAAGGAACCCTTACGGACATCCAGGTCTTTACGAAAGAGGTGAAAGAATGATCAAAGGACATACCAAAATCGAGCTCTTTAATGCGGATACCGGAGAGCGCGAATTTCAATATGAGAAGGATAACCTTGTCACCAATGCCGTGCAGGAGCTGATTGCCTTCCAGACCATGATGGGAAGATCGATGAATTATAACGTCTTCCCCATCGCGAAGAATGCGCTCGGCGGCATCCTGCTTTTTGATGGAAAGCTCACCGAGGACGTGAACAATACGAACTTCCCGACGGAAGCAAAGCTTGTGGGTTACGCTTCCCGGGATACCAACACGGATGATGCGATGCGGGGATCTCTGAATGCGATCGAGACACATAAAACGGATACCGGCTATGTTTCCGTCTGGGACTTTGGCACCGCACAGGCAAACGGAACCATCCAGTCGGTTG